TCAGAATGTTTTTTACCAACTAAAGTTTTATGTCCTTTTTTAAAACTACCTTTATTAGGTTTAACTAAACCTTTTGTTCCTGCACACCAAGGCTTAATACCTAAAGTACCTTCTCCTCCGTCTGTTATATTTGCTAAAGAACCTGTATTATTTATTATTTTACCATATAAATAAATTAAAAATATTTCTAAATCAATAGCATCTTCATAAGATACATTTTCCAATACTATTTCTACAATATAATCAGTTTTATTTACAATTCTATTCCATATTTTATTTCTATATCTACCATTTGCATAAGGTCTATATTTATCTTTTGAAATTCCAACGTAAAATATTTTATTATTATCTAATCTTCTATGTCTATAAACTAAAGCCATTTATTTTTTTTTCATATAGCAAATATAATAAATATATTTATATATAATAATTATATAATAAAGAACGTTAATTTAAATTAACTTTAGTTATATATTTATATAATCTATATAATATATATATAATAATAATTATTAATATAATATAAATAGCTATATAGTTAGTTCTAGTTATATATTTAGTTTTAGTTATATTTCTAGTAATAACTTTATTATCTTTAATATAAGCTATTTTCTTTTTATTTTCATATACAATATTATCTTTTACAAGTTCTTTCCTTAAAACAGCGTTAAAATACGTTTTACCGTCATATACGAATGGTTTTAAAGTATCGTTTGCAGTAATAGTATAAATTTCTCTATTTATATCAAATTTTATTTTAACGTTACTACTGTCAAAATACTGCTCTTTTGTTTGTGTAGTTTTTAGCGTTTCTGTTTTGTTTAAATCTACTTTACGAGTACCACAACTGAACAATAAAAAACTAAAACTTAATATAAGAAGTCTGTAAACCATTTCTAACCGCTTTTAGTATTTGTTTTCTAGGCTTTGAACTATACGAAACGTGCACCCAATCAGGATTTGTATCAGTACCAAACTCCCATATAAGTTGGTCGTATTTAAGATTATCTTTTATAAAGTTAAATATCTCTGCATTACTAACCTCTGTATTATCGTTGTCTATATCTGCAGCTTGTCCTGTTACGTGCTGTGAATTACTAGCTCCTCCAATACGTTTATTTAAAGCCAAACTTCTATAACCTGAAGATATGTTTATAGCTACTCCGAAATGGTCTCTAATAGGCTGCAATATGTTTTTAGCTAATAATTCTAAATTCTTTATTACTTTATCGTCAGGTGTATTATTTATTCCTAGTCTTTTAGCCTGTGAACTATTAGTTAATTCTGCTAGTGTAAAATTTTCGCTTAACTTCATATTATTTAATTTCGTTAATATCTCCTTTAACTTCTTTAGCTCTATTTAGTAAATCTTTTAAAAGTTTCCAAATATCTATTTTTAACGCTTCTTCTATGTTTTCTTTAATGCTTACAAGTTCTACAAACACCAATACAATAGCTACTAATTTAGTAAATAAAAACTTTGTGCTGAAGTGTAGATTAATTAACTCGTTTAATAAAAATTTATCTATAACATACAAACTAATTAAACAAACCTGATATAATAACATTTTAGATATAACGTTAGATAGCTTACGGCTACGAATAGACTTCAATCCGTTTAACTTTATGCTCTTAAATATACCTGTAAACGTATCTAACATTATACTAAATGCTACAGCAACTAACAGCCCCTGTATTGGTGCAAAAAATAAAACTAAACCTGTAAAGATATAATTAAGATATGTCTTCATTTTCTGCTTTAGGAAACTGACTTTGTAAGTCTTTTAACGCATTGATAATTAAATCAATTTCTTGTAAATTAAACACTCCTTTTGTAGTTGCTAAATTGATAGCTTGTTCGATAATTTGTAAACTTTCCATAATTACTTATTAAACGGATTTGTAAATGTTACATCAATAGGATTTTCTATTAACTCTATTTGCTCTATTAAAGATTTTTGCATAGCTTCAACATCTAAACTTTGCTCGAGCCAAGATACAACAATTTCTTCAGTTAATTCATTATAAGGAATAAAATCTTCCTCGCTTGGTCTATCTACTGAAGTTGAGCCGTAAGTATCTACAACAATTTCTCCTTTTGTAGCTACATATCGCCAATGTACGTTATAAACAACGTCTTGTAAATTATCTTCTTTTACTTTGCAATCTAATGCACTGATTGTCCAATTAAACATATTTATTTATTTTAAATTACTACTTTTAAAACTCCTGCAGTGTGATAAAAAGCACCTGCAGTTAAACCACCTGCTAAAGCCGTTGTATTATCAGCATAACTTGGCAACCCTACTACGTGAAGTTTGGATGTTGGAGCAGTAGTCCCTATGCCTACTTTGCCACTTTCTTCATTTAACAAAGTGTTGTTTCCCTGTCTATTAATAGCTAAAGGCTTGTTATATGATTGAATATCACATCTTGTACTATCTGTATTGAAATCTAAAATCCCTGAACCTACGCCACTTCCTACGATAGATAATTTACCTATTGGACTACTTGTTCCAATTCCTACGTTACCTGTATTGGTAATACGCATTCGCTCAGAACTATTTGTTCTAAATAACAAGGGGTGGTCTGTATCAGTAGAAACATATCCTGCTGAACCAGCGGCAGCAATTAAAGATGTTCTTACAGTTCCATCTGTAACTTCAAATGCTGCATTACCTGCTCCCTGAAGCGTTACAGCTTTACCCCATCCGCCAATATTTGGCGCGCTCGTTCCTATACCAACATTACCGCTTGAAGTAATACGCATTCTTTCGGTATTAGACGTAAGAAATAGTAATGGAGCAGAATCTCCACCACTAAATTCAAATACAGAATCAGTTGAATATATATAACCTGATAAAACACCTGATTTTTGGAATTCTAATAATGATGAATTTGTTCCGTTAATAGATAACACTCTTCTGCCTGATGCTGGAAACCAAGCCGAAGTTGTTCCAATACCTACGTTTGTACCATTATCAAAAATAATACTATTCTCAAGTGCATTCGTTCCGTTAAATCTTGGTATATAGTTATCCGTACCACTTCCGCTTATTCTATTAGCGTATAGTTCCGTAAAGTTATTGTTTGATTTTATAAACGCATTTCTTAAAGCATCTCCTGTGCCGTCATTAGCACTCGTACCTACGTTAATTATTTCTTGAGCCATTGTACTATTTTATCTATTGTTATTTTAATCGTGTCTGCTATGTATTTAATACTGTCAACCGTTAAGCTAACTAGTTTTTTTTTAAGCTAGTTTCCCCACTTGGACTAGCTTCGTATATATAACCGAAATTTATATTATTAGTTGCGTTTGTTCCCCAATCTATCGAGTTGTTGTCTACTCCCTGACCCCAATTTATGTTGTTCATTTTTCTGTTGTTTTAATGATAAATATTTCTCTAACTTTACTATGTTTTCTTTCTTTACTTTGTATTCCATATGTTATAATTTCCAACCAACAAAATTAGCTTTAGTATCAGGGAACATATCTGCATTAGCATTTAAATAATATTCAGGGTAATTCTGACTAGCGTATATTCCCATATAATCTATAAATCTACGAGTATAAAACTCTGCAAAATTTCTGTACTTTTGTGTTAAAGCATCTATTTCTTCTTTAGTAGGTATGTCTGCTGTTTCTGCTCTGTGCTTAAATATACCTCCGTTTTTAATTGTTACCCCTGCAAATGGCACATAATCTACCATAGCAAAGTTAATTAACATAGGCTGTATATATTCAGTTAATAAAGTCTTATAACTAGCAAACTCTATTTCGTTTATATCTCCATTATCTATTAACTCTGTATATTTATCGTATAATTGAGTTCCTAAATAGTTTTGTATATGTATTTGTTGAGCAATTTTAATAAACTGCACAAACTCGTTAACATCTAAATTACCGTTAATTATAGTGTTACGTTTTATATCTTCAGGTGTTACAAATAGTACCATTTATTATCTAGGGTTTAAATATCCGTGATTAGGCATATCATAAGGTATCTTTGCTACTTTACTATCATTAACAGGAAATCTATATTTACCTCTTAAACTAGGCTCCATATCGTTAATAATTTTTCGTGCTTGATTAACACTAATTTTGCCGTTATCCTTTCTTAAAAATATATTTCGCATCCAATAGTGTTTACAATTAGCACCACCTTTGTAAAGCCATATATTATATTCGTTACTTCCATTCGGACCGAAACCTGCATTAACAGATAAGTTTTTGTCTAAATCTTCGTATCTGTAATATAGTCCATTACCTAACATTAATTTGCAAAACTCTCTTTCAGGGCTAGGGTTTCCTGCATACGAGTAACGTATTTTCCATAAATCATTATCCTGTGAACTTTCAGAGCCACTAGGCTGAATTTGAGAAGCAAAATTAAATAAGCTATTATATACGCTTTCGTCTTCAGAAGCAGGTACAGTAGCAACTAACTCCCACTCATCGTCTATAGTTTCCCCCTGTATGTTAGCCATTATACTTTCGTAAAGGTGTTCATTAATTTTAGATAAATTAGTTCCTGTTTCCTCTACTATCTGCTCTTCTGTTACTGCGTTTGTTAAGTCTGTAAACTCTAAAGGCTGTAACGTTTTAAAATATAGTTTTAAGCTAATTTTATTAAATGCTAATATCTTTTGTATGTTTTTTATAATTAAGTCCTGAAATGGTCTAATAACTATGTTATCCATTAATGTACTAGCTGTTTGTATCTCGTCTGCATTATTTCCTAAACCTGTTTGGTCTTTAATACCTAAAAGCATAGGACTAACTACTCTGTGAGATAACATTATTTTTTTAGTACTCTCATCGCTTAAAAATTGGTATTGATTATGTGCATCTGATAATTGTACAGCTTCAATAGTTGCAGCATCATCTTTTTTGTCATTAAAAGCTAAAATAAATCTACCTGCATTGGTAGTTCCCTGATATTTTTGTCTAATATCGTGTTCTATTGTAGATTGCATATCTTCGTCAGGCACTCCGTTATTAAAGTTAATTAACATACTAGGTGCTAAACCATTTAAAATATTATTCAAATGATAGTTAGATATTTCCTCCTCTAATTCTGCGTATTGTACACCTCCCTGATATGCTACAGGCGAGTAATAGTAATATCCTGACTTATAAGGTTTTATGTAAAGTATTTCGTTTCCATTTGTACTAGTTCCAAAAGCAGGTATAGGCTGTGGCTTATCTGTACGTTTTATTTTAGTCCAATCGTGAAAATAATAATAAAAGTCTACTACTCCCTGCTCGTTAGCTTTTCCACTTCTTAACGTTTCTACAGGAAAATGCTCTACTTCTAAAATTTGTGTATGGTCTATATTATAAATAACCTGTAAAGCACCCTGACCTAAAAGGTAAAAATCGTTAACTAGTTTCTCCATACAATCAGGAGTAATCAAAGTTAAAAACTTAGCATAGTCTGTAGGGTTATCTCCTCCATTAATAGCATCTAAACCTCTTCCGTATATCATTTGGCTAATACCATTAATACAAGCATTGTTTGTAGGGCTTCCGTTGTATCTATCTATTAAATACTGAAAATAGTTATTGTCTTCTCCGTATGCTACCCACTCGTTACCTCTAATTTCCTTAACTACAGGCGAAGTATAGTTAGCCATTTGAACTACCCTAATATTATTTTCTACTTTTTTTTCCATTCTAAATAGTTATATATTCATTATCTGCATCAGGTTGTGCTGTATAAATACCTGAATTTATGCTATAGTCTTCCACGTTCTGATTAGTACAAAAAACTAAATCTTTAAATATTTCAGTTTCTCCGTATATTATAGTTAATAAATACCAATTATCCTGTTTTAAATCAAATACAGAACTAACATAGTAATTATCTCCTACTATATCAATTTCAGGAGTTATATTTACTGTTGTATTTCTAGTCTTATCTAATAAACTAATAGTAACGTTTGTTTCATATGCTCTAGGTATGCACATAAAAGTTTGACTGTCTTCTGTTTGTTGTAATACTATCATATTTATATAACGTAAAAACTTTAATTTTGATAAATAAAAAAGGGCAACCTTTCGGCTACCCTTATTCTCACATAAATCAACCTGATTAAGCAGGGTCTATGTTTGTATTATCTAAGTTAGAACTAATTACAGAACTAGCAACTAAATAAGGATAAAAAGGCTCTGAAGCAGTTAATGCTAAAGTATATCCACTCATATCCCCAAATGCTGCACCTGTTGCAAAAGTACCACCTGTAACATCACAACCTCTAGTAACACCTACCGAGTAAAATTTACCGTTATTGTCTTCGATAAATACGTGAGGTCTACCAATTACGATATTATGTAAAGCTACAGTAGTATCGTTATCTAGTTTGTGTAATGTAACATTTAAAGCCTGTTCGTAGAAAGTAGTACCATTATCAGCAGACTGTGTTACAGTTACTTCTAAATTATTAGCACCTCTTACCTCATACTTAAAAATGTCAGGAGTACCTGCAATAGCTGTAATCTCTCCGTCTACGATAGTCAAAGCACCTAAAGTACCATAGTCAGCAAAATAAATGTTTTTAATACCTCCTACGTTATCTTTACACGCTAATAATCTACCTGTTGAAATTCCACATTGCATATATTATAAATTTTAAAAAGTTAAAAATAGGGGCAGTTTTCTACCCCAATTAAATTAGTCGCAGTTTACTAATACTACTTCGTTTCCAAAACCTACTTGAGTTCCTTGAGACCAACGCATCACGAAACGTACATTTTTAGAGCCGTCTAAAGAAGCCATATCTAAAACTCTAACTTCGTTAAGGTTATCTAATAAACCAATTCCAAAGAATAAGTTAGATTTTCTAGCGATAGCAATTCTCTCTCCTAAAGCACCTGTAACGAAAATTTTAATTCCGTCAAAAGTTAAAGACTGTACTCCGTCATACCACATTGTACCCTGCCCATTAACACCATTAGCACCTACGTTAGCAGCAAAACCACCTAAAGCACGTACATACGCTTTAAACGTTTCGAAGCCCATATAGATATGTAAATCTTCTTTACCATAAACGTTGTTAGGCAATAAATCTACAGCATCTCCTAAAGTATCAATAACATTAGCAGCAGTAATAGCACCTGGGTTTAAAGAAACATCTGCACCGTCAGCGATAGATTTTGAAATTAAGCTATTCCATACATATTGCTCAGTAGCATAAGCAACTTTCTCTAACATATTAGCAATAAAGAAATCACTAAATGTAGCAGGTAAGTTATCGTATGCAGAATAACCCATTTGTACAGCTTCCCAATCTGATTGAAACGGAGTTTTACATAAAGTTAGGTTAACTTGTTTTTCTGTAACTTCTAAAACTTTTTCAGCTAAAGCAACATCTGCAGTATCTGTGTAATCACAAGTAGCATTTGCGATAGTAATGTCGTTAGTTAAAGTTTTGATAACTGATTTGTGTTTAACATTAGGCATAATAGTTACACCCTCTTTTTTCAATGTTGGTGCTTCTAAAACACCTGCAGCGATATATTTCCCTGCGAATTCACCTGCATACGTTGTAGTAATTGTAGGCTCTGAAAATTCAACTCTTTTTAAATTGCTCATCTTATTATTAGTTTAATTTTGAAAAGATACCCTCTAACACAGAGTTAGAAGCATTTTTACTAGTTTTAATTGTTTCTACTTTTTTTGCTCCCTCAGGATTGTGTACAACTTTAGACATTTTAGTTTGTTTGTACTCTTCCATTTGAAATTTTAATTCTGCTACATTAGCTTTCATTTCCTCTAATAAAGGAGTTACAGCTTCTATAACAGCTTTGATAATTTCCTCTTGACTTACTGCCTCTACTTCTACAGTTTCCTCTTCTTTAATTTCTTCTGCTTTAACTTCTTCAGCAGCTTCTACTTCGATTTCGGTTTCTGTTTCAGCTTCAACGATAGCGTCAATTAATCCGTCTTCTACAAGTATTAACGTTTTACCGTCTTCTAACTTGTACTCTCCTTTTGGAAGTGGCTCGTTACCATTTTCTGTAACTTGAAAAACAGGCATACCTGCTTCAAAGCTATCAGCTTCCAAAACTACACCGTCTACTGTAGTAGCTTGAGCTAATTCAATTTTAGCTTCAGCACTCAATAGAGTAGTAATTTGTTTTAATAATTCGCTAGGTTTCATATATTTAATTTTTATTTATAACGATTATATATTATAATTTTGCATTTTTAACTAGTTCTTTGTATTGGTCCTATTCCCTGCTCTCTTAAATCTCCGTTACAGCACTTTACATCGTACTTGTCTTCATCTATACATAAACAGCCTCTTTTTCCACCTTTAGGGCTTGTATAACTAGGTATATAATTTCTTTTATTTCTCATATCCTAACTCTTTTAATTTACTTTCTGCCCAACGCTTACCTGCTAAACCTCCCCATAATAAATAACTAATCGTACCACAGGCTTTTGTATCATTCTCATCGTAATACTCTTCTGCTCTACTTAAGTACGAATACATACGCTTTATATTTTCTAAACTTATTGGCTCTTTATTTGCTAATTGCTGTGCTCTTACTTTACCAACTTGAGTAGCACATTTATTACCGTTTTTTTCGTTTAACTCGATACCTCTTTTAGCATTATTACTAACTGCATCAGGGTAATCGGTATAACTTTCAAACTCTAAACGTTCTCCTGTTTTTAGTCTAGCGTCTTTTTTTTTTCGAACTATAGTTTTAAGTAATGCAGACTTCACAGATAGTAATTTTAAACCTGCTTCTATTTCGGCAGATAAATCTTCACTAACTTCCTCTTCTGTTTTTACTTTATCTACAAAATACCCCTCTATACTAAAACCTTTAACCTGACCTGTTTTAACATAGTCGTTCCATATAACCTCGTTATTAACCTTAATAGTACCTACCCAAGTTCCTAAAGGTAAATCTAGTCCGTATATATTTGATTTGTCATTTTTCGTATCGTCTACTATCCAACTCTCAACTAAAGTAAGTCCGTTTACGTCTTCTTTGTGTTCGTATGTAGCGTTATTTTGATACCCTCTTTGTGCATACAATTCCATAGCTTTACGTATAGTCTCTTTTGAAAAATAAACGTAATACTCTTTATTGCCGTCTCTACGATATATCTTTTTATCAGGTATTAACAAAGCACCTACTAAAATTCGTTTCTCGTCATCTACAGACTTAAACATATATTCTTTTTGATGCGATAAGGCTACAAAATTTTCCTCTATTGCAGGGTATTCAACTATACTAATAGCTTCTACTCCTGATAACTCTTTTTCTTCGTCTATTACTAATTCTATAATTTCATACATATTTAAATATTTTATTTTTACACTTTCCTCTACATATTATTTCATTTCTAATTAAAGAAGTCATAGTAGGCTGTTTTATATTATAAAAAATAGCACATTCAGTAACTGAATTAAATATTTTATTTTCTGTTACTTCTAATATTTTTTTTATTCTAGTTGGTTTTCTTTTTCTAGCACTTTCGCTCATTTTAATTTTAGTTTCTTCATTGTGCTTTTTATTAAACATCGGATTGTTTTTTCCTATTTTATTATAATTTAAATGTTTATAATATTTTCCTTTTTTAGATATAGATATATTTTTATATCTTTTTTCTAATAAAAATTTATCATTATTTATATGAGACCACCCACCTATAGAATTATTTTTTAAATTATAATATTCTTTATTTTCTGCTACATTATATTTATTTAAATAATGTTCTTCAACTTCTTTATATAAATTACCAATATATAAAATATCTCTTTTAAAATTATCTTTATATTTTTTGTATGCTTTTTGAAAATATATTCCACTACCTATATAACCATCATTAATATTACCATAATGACTACCTATATATTTTTTATTATTTATTTGATTAGTCCATATATAAACAAAACCATATTTCATACTTATATAACGATTAATTTTATTTTTTAGCCTAAACTAGCATTGTTAACTATATTTCTATCTAGTGCCTGTTGTGTTGTTACCTGATTAGCTACAACAAATGCTTGTACAGGTTGTTGCGCTTGTTGTCCTAAAGTACTAGCTAACTGATTAACTCCACTATTACCAACTACGTTAAACTGTGGTGCTGCAGGTGCAGCACCTCCTCCACCTCCTGAACTTACTGCACTACCTCCACCACCTGAAACGCTTTTAGCATCTCCGTTGATAGCTTGAATAGATTTTGCAGCACTAGCAATAGTGCTTCCTATACTTAATGCTCCTTTAATAGTATTAATAGCAACAAAAGGCAAACCACCTGTTAAAGGCGAAGCGGCAGTAGCAGCAGCATTAGCCTTACCAATGCTAGAAATTGTACTAGAAATTGAGTTATAACTTGTTCTAACAATATCTGCAATAGCTAAAGCCTTTGAAACTTTTTGCATAGACTTTCCACCAACTGATAAAATGTTTTGTAAATTATTATAATTATCTCTATATGTTTTTTCTTTAAACTCTGCTTCTGCTTTTACTATATCATTTCTTTTTTTAGCGTTATCCTCTAACATTTGTCTTCTAGTTTCTTCAGATACATTTGTTAGTGAATTTATCAAACTTTCTTGTTGACTAATTAAGTCATATCTAGCTTGAAATTCTAAATTGCTATTTTCTATTTGTTTAGCATTTTTTGCTATTTGTTTATTAGTTTCATCATTAGCATTTTTATCTAAAATTTCATTTCTCTTTTTAGTATATATCTCATCTTGTAAAGAAATTAAAGTGTATAACTCTTCATTTGTTTTAGCTACTTTACTTAATCTTTCACGTTCTCTACTATCCTCTAAATCTAAACGTTCCATTTCATTTTTAGCATTCATATCGTCAATTTTATTTCTTAACTGTTTTTGTACGTCTGCTAATTCTTTTTGATGTGCTTCTATAGCTTTTTTCTCTTCTGCATTAATTTGTGCTACTAACTTATCCTTATCTTTAGCTGTTATTTTAACATCATCTAAAACAAGTTTTCTTCTTTCTTCAAAAGTTAATTTTTCGTCTGATATTTTTTGTTTTAAACTTTCTAACTCTTTATTGTATGCCTCTTTTGCAGCTTCTGCTCTTTCTTTAGCTCGTTGTTTAGCTTCTTCTGCTGCAGCTTTACCCTCTTCAGCTTCTTGTTTAGCTAACATTTTACGCTGTTTATTCAGCTTTATTCCTGTCATTGCATTTTCTGTCTCGGCTTCGTTTAAAGCTATAGTTAAATCTCTTAACTCTTGTTTTGCTTTTTTCTCTGCCTCTCCGCCCATTGCTTTAGCTCTTTCTTTAGCTATACGCAAATCTTCTGCAGCAATTCTAACCTTTTCTGCACTACTAGCTTTTTCTGCTTTTGTTACCTCATCTAAAGCCTTTTTCTTTTCTTTTATACTTGCTGTTTCGTCTGTTAAAGTCTCTCTAGATTGAACTAATAATTTATTTGTTTCGGATTGTGTTACTGCTAATTGTTTTCTAGCTTTATCATTAGCCTGTTGTTGTTTAGTTAAATTATATATAATTTTAGCAGTAGTACCCTCAACAGCGTTTCCTAATTGATTAAAACTAGTTGCAGCTTCTTGATTAGCTTTTTTCATTGCAGCACTAGCACCTTTAAAATCTAATTTAATAAATTTAACTGCCGCTTCAATAGTACTTATTAATGCTCTACCTAGTCCAAAAATAGCATCTTTAATTTGGTCTGCTGTAGCTGTTAAACCTGCCCACATAGCTTTTAATTCCTTACCACCTGCCACAGAACTTTGAAATGCTTCGTATAGAAATTTTAATGTAACTACAATACCTGCTAAAATAGCACCAATAGGATTAGCTACCATTTCCCACATCTTCAAAATAAGTCCATTAGCACCTTTTATAGCACTTCCGAATGCAGGGTTTAATTTACCTACTGCGTCTCCTACGCCATTTATTACAGCAGTTGCTTTTTCACTACCTGACATTTTTTCGGTCAGTTGTTCTGCAGCCTGACCTGTAGTATTCATATTTTGTTGTAACTTATTTAAGTCTTGATTAGCCTTTCCTAAATTACTTTTTACATCTATCTCTATAGTTTTTGTAATTGCCATTTTATCTAAATATACGTTTTATTTCTTTTTTAAAATCACTAAAATTTTCTATCTTTTTATATTTTCCTTTAGCTATATCTATTAACTCGTTTTCTCCGTACTCTACTAACTCGAGAGCATCTAATATATGTCTAATCATTACGCTGTTTGTGTTATTACTATTATATCCCCTAAATTACTCTCTATACTATAAAATAAATCTACTCCTGTAAAATTTGCTTTTGTTTCCACTTCTACGTATTCGTCAAAAGTATTTATTGATATAATTTGTCCGTTTAAATCTTGCTGTACACTCCACAGTAAAGGCTCTTGACTAACTGTGTTAAATCTTAAAGTTTGTGCAGAACTATTTATAGTTTGAGCAAAGCTATTTCCAAATAATACACTCCTAAAGTCTTGTATCAATTCCATTTTAGTTTCGAATGTATCAAAGTCTGTAGTATATTGGTTAATTATATATCTTTTATCTCTAATTACTATTCTGTCATTTAACTTTAGTTTTAACATTTCTGTATAAGGTAATCTCATAGTAACTTTAACCATTCTAGACTTTAAAGAATAAAGGTTACTTAAGTAAGCTAAATAATAATCGTTAAATAAACTGTTTGTAATAGCTTGTAAATAATAACTGCTTATTTCTATTCCCCAATTCAAAGAATGTGTAGCACCCTGATAAGTAGTATCTTGTCCGAATACATTATAACTTAAAATATTATTTGTACTACTTCCGTTATTTAAATAAAAATCGCAATCTGCTTTACCTAATCTATAAAGTATAATCGGCTTCGGTATATAAGGCTGTAAATCTTTATTTATACTATAACCTACTTGTAAACTAGTTCCTGTAAATTTATTAAATAGTAAATTCTCAAAAGGCAGTTTAATTGTATAATCTGCTCCGTCTGTATTAAATGGATATTCCAAATTACCATATTCTCTAGCTGCATTATCATAAAATGCCCTATTCATTAAACTTTCGCATTTTTCATATTGAAAGCTAATCTTTTTATAAGGCTTAATTCTCTCGTAATCAAAATCTGTTACAGTATATTGGCTGAAGTCTTTTATATCTCCCTGATAATACCAATTTTCTAACTGCTCTAAAGTATAATTTGTTTCGTCAAAGCTAAATGCAGTTAAGTTAAACATTTTTAAAACTCCACTAACAAAATCAGCAACTTTAATATCAGGTACATATTGCGTTAAATCTAATTGACTATTTGTACTTCCTAAAACGTTTACCTCATTAGCATATGTTATCCATTCAAAATAACCAAATGGGTCATCCCATAAATCAAATGCTCCATATAAAGTACCTGTATAACTACAAGCTGTACCTGTTTGTATAGTTAAATAATATTCTGCATCTTCTTGAGGTAAGTTTACATTTATAGTATTACCTGTTCCTGTAAAATTAACGTAATTAACTCCATTTTTAAAAACAGTTAAAATCCAAGTAGTTGAAGCACTTAAACCAATACTTGCATAGAATACTTTATTTACGCTAGGTGCAGCTCCATTACTAATTTCATAAGTATTATTAACTGTATTGTAAGTTATAAAACCGCTATCGTCTTGTACTATCGTAGTTAAGTTTACTCTAGTAGGTGCAGAAGTAGCTGTAAATACCTCTTTATTTTTTAACCATAAATAAGCACTATTAAATCTGCTTTGAGTTAAAAAGTTTCCGTTAAAAGATATTCCATATTTACTTTCTATAGCATCAAATACTCTAGATAATTTCAAAGCAGGTGCTAGTTCTGTGTAGTGTATATGATGCGAATTTTGTGAAATATCATTTGTACCACCTGTTCCATATTGCCAAACTCTCTGCGAACTAATCAAAGGAAACATTATATTTAGACTTGTATTACTTTCTATTAAATCCTGTACCCTTTCTCCTGTATAAGTTATAGTATAATCGTTTAAAGTTTCTACGTCTTTTAATTTATCCTCTCCAAAGCTATCTAACATACTCTTAAGGTTACCATAAAAAGTAATCTTATAATCTAATATGCGATTATCCTTAACACTAGCACTCTCTATCTGCCACTTACCAACCCTAAATACTTCGCCATTAATAGTAATATAGCCACTATATCTAACAAGTTGATTAAAGCCATTATCCACTTTATTTTCGTACCAATGCCTAAATATAGAATTATTATTTTTCGTTGCAGGTATTGTGAAACTCTGAGAATAGTCCGTAAAGACTTTTGATATATCATTTATATTTTGTATACTACTAGTTACACTAATTTTTTCGTCATTAAATAAGTCCATACGTCTAGCTCTAGTTGTATCTGTATAAACATTGTATTGCGTTGCATCTGCCGTTATACTAGTGCTATCTACAGTAACTAAAGTATTATCTGCCGTTAAAGGTTGAGGCAAAAGTAATGTTTCCTCTACGTATATAAATAAACCTACCTCCATTAAATTATATCATTAATTACACCATAGGCATATTGGAAGTCTAAAGTGTAGTTTATATTTTTATCTCTTATATATGTTTTTCTATCTGTTGACTTGCTCAATATATAAGCAGGTTTTCCGTCAATTAATATGATATCGCTTAACATTAAATCCTCTATTAACTCAAAGTAGTTTTCGTCTACCCAACCTGTATTGCAAGTTATTTTCTTTTTACCCTGTTGGTTAAATGTTTTAGTAACTCCTAAATTAACGTCATAATCTACGCTTTGAGGCATTAATTTAAAATCTTTATACTCTGTTTCCAAACTTTCTTTTGAAGCCTTAAAAAACGTTAAAAACTGCCAACCACCAAAACGATTAATATAACTACATACTACAGGAGTATATTTAGGCTCACATAAATTCTCTATATTATAATCAAATCTTAAAATTGGGCTTATAGTTCCTTTTTTTAAAGTGTAATTTAAATCTATTGAATAAGGTAATTTATATACTCCGTCTACTGCTGCTGTAAAAGGTGCTTCGTTATAACGGTATCTAGTACTAGCATCTAACCAAACATTAACGTATTTATTAGTATCGTTAAAATTATAAAGTAAAATATCTGTATTAAATAAAGGTACTACATCACTATCATTATATTGGTTATAACCATTTTCATATAAAGTAAAACCATTTAAAGCTGCAAAAGTTTCTGTATCTAATAAAGTAGAAGTTCCTGAAACTATTTTATATCTTTTAACTTTTACATATACCCAATTTACAGCATCTTCTAAAGCTATACTTGCTCCTATTGTAGGTGTAACTATTTGTATATTGTCTAAAGCATAAGGGCTAATATTGAATGTTATATTAGTTTGCGTTTGACTTGCTATATTCTGTGTCAAAGTATATGTAGGTACAGTAGGCTCACTCTCGTTTCTATGCCATATAAATAAATCTACTTTTGCCCCTGTTTGCCCTGTTTCGTTTACTTCTATAAAGTACGGACTGCGTACAAATATTTTTTTCATTTTCTATTTTGTTTAATTACAAAGTTTATCATATCTTCTGCATCTTTAAATAATATGTTATCTAATTGCCCCTCGAGTTTTTTATATTCCTCTTCAAACGGTTTAGTAAAAAATAAAGTAGGCTTAAAACCATTATTAAAAATACTTCTCGCTATTAAAAACTGTAAACTTTTTCTATCTATAAATTTTCCTTTCTCGTCTCTTGGTGCTATTCCTTTTTTAACTATCCATTTATCTAGCTTACTAGGTGGTGGCATTTTATCCTTATACGAATATGGAGTAGTAAAGGCACTCTTTTTTCCGTTTACACCCTTATCTACAAAAGTTCCGTAGTCTTCCATTTCAATGTTAAATTGTATAGACTTATCCGTTACTTTTACTTCGCTTCCTTTAATAGAGTTATATAAGTCTCCTGTAGTTATTTTTTTTGCTCCCTGTAAATTCTTTTTACTAGCATTAACTACATTATCCCTTAATGTTTCTAAAGCCTTTTTTAAATTATCTAGCATACTGATATATTGTTCGCAACATCTATATTAATAGTAGTAACCCAACCTGCTAATAAATTTTCAAACCTATCCATAAACGCTTCACTTGTAGGTTGTCCGTTTAATTGGAAACCGTCTCTACCTATAAAACCTCTATTTACTTCTTGAATGAATTTATTAATAACAGCTAATTGCGTATTATATACATTATGTAAATCATCGTTACCATAGTAAATATCTGCAGGTGCTTCTTTGCTAATATCTACTAAATCCATATTCATAATAGTAATGTTATATGTAATTACATTTTCGTTATGTGTAGCTGTATTAACTTGTACGTGAGTTAAAGGAAATATAGTTTGTTTGCTTAAATCTATGTCAAATATATTACCATACGTTACAGTATTTACATACGGACTATCTATAAAATTATCTTTTATCATATCCGTTATTTTGTAAAAGTTCTGTAAACCAAATTCGTTAGTTATCATTTCTTAAATTGTTTTTTAATTTCGTTTTGTTCTAATTCGTCTAACTCTGCCTTATATGCTAAATAATATAAGCACTCATTTATATTAAGTTTTGCGACTTCTCCAAACTTGGTAATATCTCCTGAAGCAAGTCGGTAAATTGAGTTATACCAACCCCATTTTGTACTAAATTGAGTTCTTGCTGAAAACTCGTCTGTATTTCCTCTGTCTGCAAATATTTCAGGGTAGCTTTCGATAATTCTATCCCTAAATGATAAAAAAAAACCAACGAACTAAAAACAGCATCTAAAGGCATATACTTCATTACTTCCCAATACTTTTTAATTTCGTAGTCTTCTAGTATGTATTTACTACTATAGCTTCCTGATTTTATCGGTCTATACAATACAGCCATAGCTATATGCATATTATCTAAATTAGATATGTTTGTATCTAGTGTAGTGTACTCGTCAAAAGTAAGTTCGTCTAAATTAGTAACGAAACCAAAGTTTTTTTCTCCTATCTTAAATCCTTTAACTAATTCAGGCTTTTGCTGTAATAAACCTCCTATGTGATTAACTATGTATTTAATATCCTTATACTTAATTTTTATAGCTTCTGAATATGGTATATGACAAAATACTTCAATCATTTTTAACTCTAAAAAAGTTTCTGCATTTTCTATATGCTTATTCTGCTCCACTATTTTTAAATACTTTTGGTACTGCTCTAAAGTTATCTCGCTTAAGTTATCAGGTATATTAATACTTACTTTCATATATTTTTATTTATATAACGTTTCTAAAAGGCTATTTGTGAGCATAAAAAAAGGGTAACTATTTCTAGCTACCCAATTTAAAAACAAACCAAACTTAACTTAATTACTTATTATATCTATCATAGTAAAATAAATAGTATTCTGTTATCTTATTAGATAATTCCTCGTCTTGTTTATACCACTTTTTATCTTTGCTTATTTTACCTTTGTTGTTTATTTCTATTTGTACTTTCTGTATATTACGTTTTCCTAAACTATACTTTGGTGCTGTTAAATCTGTAACAGGGTAAATAATAATACCGTTGTTATGACACCATTTTAAAGCTACAAATCTTTTATCTCTGCTCATTTTGATAATCTATATAAACTATTATACCCATTACTATAAGTATTCCGAAAGTAGCTAGGGTATTTTCTAACCCTAGTCCTATAGTTCCTAAAATTAAAGCTGTTGTTTTCATAATATATTTTTTTCTTTTAAGTTATTCAAATTAAATACAAATTGTTTTCCGTTTTCAAATATAAATAAACCAAAGTTTTTATTAGTCTGTCTTAAAGTTCCTATAGTACCGTCTGTAAATTTATATCTAGTTCCTATTTCCATTTTTTAGTTATTTAAAATATAGTTCTTTATTTCTTCTAGTTTATTTTTTTCATATATTCTGTCTGATAATTCAGCTAATGAAATTAACATATCTATTTGAGTTAACGTTAATTCTTTTTTTAGTTCTTTTAAGTTTTCCATTTTATTACATTTACATCTACTTGATATTATTTTACCTGTTTTTATTATAGTTCCATTACATTTTTTACAAATACTAACTAATGTTTCAAAGCCCATAATTAAGATATTAAGTGAATTAAACCATAAACATTTTTACAAATAGTATTTTTAGCTTTTTTAGAACGTTCTGTATTTTGAGCTATCATTTCTTCTATTAAATCTTGCTCTTCATTTATAGCTTGTTTAATAGCTTCTAAAGTATCAATTCCATTAATTATTAATTGTATTGCTCTTTCTTCTACTGATTTGCTTAATAAGTTTTCCATTTTTAGTTTATTTTAAATTTCTTTGACAAAGATATAAACAATTTTTTAATAAACAAAACTTTTTTTAATTTTTTTTTATTTTTTTTTACTTTCCTAGTAAATACACTATCTTATAGCATATCTTCCATAGTTTGGCCTACTCATTTTATTATAACATACATAACGAATAGCATCTATAGAGTGATTAAACATATCTACAGGCTTGTTTAATATATTGCTGTTCTTATCTTCTATCCATTTATAGTTCTTAAATTCTTTTATCATATTGGTAGAATTGCTAGTACAGTATAAACTATAACGCTTCATTATATCAATTCCTAAATTAACCTCTTTCTTTTTAGCTTCTTTTACATTCCAACCCATACGGTATAACTCTTCTATACTTTTTGGCTCTGCATCATCTGCGTATATCTCTGCTCTTTTATCTATTCCTAACTCCTTTAACTTATTTGATATATCCGTATTGGTTAAACCTGTTTGGTATATTAGTTCATCAAAATATAAGTTATCTCCTGACTGATATACAGCAACTAAAGTAGTAGGGTCGTTAGTAAAACCAAAGTCCATACCGTATGCTAAAAACTTTGCTTCTTTTGGTATTTCTTTTGTTTCGTTAATTCTAAATATTAATGACTTACTTTGTCCTGTCAAACCTAGTCCGTAAACATTCCAATAATTCTCGTCTGTTTCTTTTAACCGTTCTATTTCTTTTTTTATCTCATCGTCTAAAAAAGGATTGTCTCTATACGTTGTAATATAAAAGTCTGCATCTTCTCTAGTCTTTACCTTATCATATATCCAATGAAACTCGTCACTAGGGTTATAATCTATTATTATTTTTTCTTTTGTTCTAAATACTAATTGCTGCCAATCTTCCCAAAATAACTCGTTAGCTTCATTAACGTAAAGTAAATCTCTTTTTCTACCTCTTACCTTTGTAGGTTGGTCTAAACTAATAAACTCTACTAGGTTTCCGTTTAAGTAATATTCTGAATTAGATTTGTTGTGGTATTCCTCGCTATATATGTTATACGTTCTTAATATCTCGAAAAAATCACGCATAGCAGAAGTACGTAAAGCAGGGAAAGTCTTTCTCGCCACAGTTACTATCTTACCTTTGTTATTTGCACAATAATCAAATATAAGCCATATAAGGATATTATATGTTTTTCCTGAACGAGTACCTCCCTGCTCTATAGTTATTCGCTTATTTGAAGCGTTAAGGTGCTTAAAAACTATATTAGTCTTTATCTTCTGCATCTATTATTTCTACTTTAAAAAAGTTATCTGTATCTGTTACTATTTCTTGTCTTTCTATATAACCTCTGCTCTTACCTTTTGTCTTTAATAAAAATATTGTAGCTGTTGTATTTCCGTCTAAAATTTGTTTATGTAATTGGCTCTCTGCAAAATCTAATACTACATTTTCTAAATTCTTTACTTGCTCTTTATACTCCTCGTCATTCTTTAACCAATTATAATGCGTACCTCTATCTATACCAACTTGTTTACAGGCTGTTGTTACAACTCCTAAAGATTTCTCTAATGCTTCTAACATTGCCTTTTTTAATGTTGAATTTTGTTTATTCATATTTATTTTATTTAAGTCCTACAAATGCTTTTAAAGGATAGAATACTAAACTATTTCTATATCCACCCTCGTGAGTTGGTATAATAGGTGTTACTCCGTGTATATTTTTCCAAGCAGGGTAAACTAATATAGAATTATCACAGCTATCCATAGTGGCATTATAGTCAGGTACTGTTGTACAACCTCCTTTACTATTTTGTCTTTTTGTTATAATAACATTTACACAGTCTTTTATATTTCCATTATCAACGTGAAAACCTGCTGCTATATTAAAGTTAGAGATAGAACTTGTAAATAAGTTTCCGAACTTCCATTTTTTATCTACTTGCTCGTCAAATATCTTTTTTTGTTTATCATATATATTTGGTGCTATTTGCTTTATTATTTCTTCACTCTCTAAACAAAGTTTATACATAGCTTTTATAAAAGTTTGAGCTGTTTTAACACTATGCACACTAGATATAGTTGGATATGGTCTTCTCATATGTGGCTTTGGTGGTACGCTTCCTAAAATAGTACTGTATTGTGTTACTAAATTAATTCCTTTTTTAATTCTTTCTATTTTATCTTTTTTACTTCCTTGTGGACCTCTGCTCATTTCTGTTTTAGGTACATTTTTACTCCTTAATTCAGTGTTTGCTAAATCTGCTAATTTACTAGCTTTTTCAGAATACTTTGAAATATCTTTAATGAAAAAACCTATTGGCTCTCCATTTTCTAAAAACAAAGTATCTTCTGTTACGTTAGGCTCTATGTATTCGCATACGTCTCCTACTTTTACATTGTGTTCTAACTTTACTAATTCTAATTTTTTCATTTTATTATTTTTTTATAATATTTTGCTAATGATTTTAAATCGGCTTTTATATCAATACGGTTTCCTTTTTTTTTCAAAGTAACAAATGGATTCCATTCTCTGCACATTTTAAAAGCAGTTTCTTCATCTTTTTTAGATTTATATTCTTCTTGTAATCCTCCAGGATTTGTTCCTACGTCTGGGCAATTATAAAAATATTTATTAAATCTTAAAATTCCATTTCCTTTTTGTATTGTTTGCATTGAAAAATCTCTATCCTCTTTCATATTAAATTCTGACCTATAAACCCATTTTATTCTATTAATATTAAAAAGAACGCATACTTCAACAAATCTTTTATTTATAGAATAATTAGTTTTTTCAGTCCAAGCTAATTGTCTATAATTTATACCAATTAATTCAAATGGTAATTTTTCAACTTTTTGTTTTATTTCGTGCCAAATATTTGCATCTTTTTTAATATTACCATTATTATAAACACCGAAATGGTCTACATCATCATCACACATAATCACCCATTCGTGATTGTTTTTTTTTGCATATTCCAACATAAAATTGCGTACATATGCAATACCCATATCATTTTTGAGTATTGACACTTTATTTGGTACATCATATAAATCAAATTCTTTTGGCTCAATAAAATGAATTACATCAATACCAGCGTCAAGAAATAATTTATAAGTCTTTGTTTTAACTCTTCCTTTTGTAGGTATAAAACAAATCATAATTTATCTTTTTCATCTTTTAAATATTCCATAATCATACCACCTACATAAGCATCTCTCTCTCTCCAAAACTTAACTAACTCATAAGCCTGTTCATAGTGTTCTGCTTCAAATTCAATTTGTATAGCTTTTTTTACTCCGTTTGACATATCGTCTAATAAGCCGTCTATTTCTTCTTCATCGTCTAATAAAGAATAATCTACATCAGCTTCAGGTTGCCAAACATCTAAACCCCATTCTGTTAATAGTTCGTTATCCCATTCATTAGCTAATATATCCCAATCCCATTCGCCATATCCTACATTATCTTTGATTATAAATTCTTTTTTTTGTTCTTCTGTTAGCGTATCGGCTATAACTACAGGTACTTCTTTTAGTCCTGCTTCTATACAAGCCTTTAAACGCATATTTCCACCAAGTACAACCATTTCGCTATCTACTACTATAGGGCGAAGTTCTAACATCTGCGGAAACTCTTTAATTGACTTTACTAACTTTTTAAAGTTTTCATCTTTAATGTAACGTGGATTGTTTTCGTTACTTTTTAATTTGCTAATTTCTACTTTCATATTAAAATAATTCTATTTGCTTACTATCTTTCTTTTTTATAATTCCTAAAGCTGTTTCAAAAATAGTTCTTCCTGCTTCATAGTCTACTAAATTACGTGCCATTTTTAAAAGTCTTTGTTTTCCTTTATATTTTCTAAAATCGTAATCGTGAAAATCACATAAATCTTGAATGCGTGATGCTTGTACTAAAGCTGTATCATTTCTATTACTTAATACATTTGGAAATTTAAAATTACTCCAATATGTATGTCTTTCTTTTTGTATAGGATTGAACATAGGCTCATAATAAGGGTTTACATTTTCAACTACCCATTTTCCAAAAAAATGATATTTTAAAAAAATTATTTCTTCATATAATTTCATATCAGGATAACAAGGTTTTAAACCATTTTTACCAAAACCCCAATATCTTGCTTTACTATGTGTAGGACAGGGTGGACTACTCCAAATAAAATCAAATTCTTTAAAATTATCTAATAAATATTTGTGTGCATCTGCAACTATTACTTTATCATTAGGGAAGCGTTCTTGATATAATCTTGCAGCTTCTTCGTCTAATTCAACAGCAGTAACTTCTATTTCTATTCCTGCTTCTTTTGCTACTTCATCCCACTTGTATCTGTTTCCTCCTAGACAAGCATATAAATTTAATACTTTCATAACTATATAACGCTTTTTTTGTAATATTTATGTGCTAATCTATTTACTATCTTTATAATACGTTCTTTGTCCTCATCGCTTAATACAGTATCTAGTACTATGTTTAGGTGTGTATTGTAGTCTATAGTACCTATTAAATACATTAAGTTTTCGTCTATATCTTTTCTTCTTACTTTTACTTCTCTCTCAAATAGTTGTATATTATAATAAACTGTACTATGGTCAAATCTTTTTCCGTTTGTTTTAAAGAAGTCTGCTATACTATGTAACGTACCTCCGTAGTATTTGTTTAATATATAACAAGTTACGCTTCTAGCATCTACCAAATCTAATGTTCTTTTGTTATCGAATACATTTACGTTTAAAAGTTTGTTTACCCTATTTGCTACCTGTAAATACTTACTTACTGTCTTTTGTTCTCTAATCGTTTCTTTTACTATCATTTTTAATCTATTTTGCTAATTAATACTATTGTTATAAAATATACTCCTGTTATTACTATACCTATTATCATAAGTTATTGTTTATATAATCTACTGATACTTCGTCTATGTATTTTGTAGCTATAATTACTAATTCATTGTAACTAAAATTATTTAAAACATACTCTACAATTTCTGTTTTTAACTCTACTCCTATGCTATAATGTACAGCATCTGTAAATTTTTCGTCTAGGTCTTTCATAAAGTTTAAATCTAGCCCTAAACTTTCTCCTACTGTTTTTCCTTTATCGTGGTTTATTTCCATATCTTATTTGTTTTTACAATTCTCCTTTAATTATATAATCGTTAATATCTATTCCGTCTTGTTCAAAGTATTTTTTATAAATGCTAATTGCTCTCTCTAACATTTCCTCTCCCTGAAAATAAAAGTCCTGACTACAGGTAAAAATACCTAAATCTAAATTGCTTTTATCTACACATAAAAAAGTAAAGTCTTTATACTCTACATTAAACAACTGACAATATATATAAACCTGTAAAGCGTATTTATATTTCTTTGCTGATAAATAAAAGTTATTTACATCGGTAGTAGTTTTTAAATCTACAATAGCATTTGGTTTTAATATGTCTGCTTTAGCTCTAAAAGGGTATCCGTATAGAGTTCCGATAGCAGGTATTTCAAATTCTGACTTAACTAGTAAACTCTTTGCCTCTTCGTTTTTATAAATCGCATCTGCTAATCTCTCTGCATCTTTTAACTCCTTTGTTGTAAATACATTCTCGTTTTCTTTTTTAGCTTCCTGATACGCTTTTGTATTCTTACTAGCTACATCTACAAAGTGATAGCTTTCTAATTTATTTGGCTCTAGTATTAAAGTATGAAACAGTTTTCCGTCTCTTAATGCTTGGCTCTCTTCGTTTCCGTATTGAGTTACATATTTGTAAGTCTTTGGACTATCTAATAACAGCTTTAAAGAGCTGCTACTAAAAGCATACTTACCTAAATAACCGTAATAAAAACTATCATCGTACATATTGTCTAATAGTTCTTTTTCTTCCCAATTCTTTCCGTCTAGCGTTTTAATCATAATTTCTAATCTTTAGTTAAATTAATTTTACAAGTACTTATTTTTTTATCTCCCCAACTATTTTTTCTTATTTTAATTTCTAGGTTAATGTGAGTTAGTTCTTTGTCTGTTTGTGCATACTTTCTAATCTCTTCTAGTACAGCATACCAAGTGTCCTTTGTTAGCATATTCTTTTAGTTAGTTCATCTTCTAGTCTTTCTAATACTTTTTCATTTAATACATCTGTTACACATACATTATTTATGTAAACATTTGTAACTTCATAACAGGCAGGTATTCCTGTTTCTTCTTCTCCTGAAGTAGTATAATACTCTACCTCAAATTCTACATCTAAATAGTCGATAAATTCAGTTCTCATTTTAGTTTAAATTTTATGTTATAATTTTCTCTTTTTGCTAATTTTAAAATACTTTCTATATTATCAAATAAGTTCTCTTCTAAATCTGTATGTTTTGCTCTTCTAACAATGTAATTATTTTCTACTATATCATAAGTATATTTAGTTTCATTTTCTAAAATAACTTCTGTATTTTTATTTATAATATTACCTGTAATAGCACTTATTTCTAAATTTAAACTAGATATTTTATTATCTTTTTCATTTATAATAATTCCTAATTCATAATTTTTTTTTTCTAAATCATTTATTCTATGTTCTAGTAAAACATTTTTTTCTATGCTTTTAACTAACTTTTCGTATAAAAATTCTTTTGTCATTTCTTTTAGTTTAAAATTAATATTCGTTACAGTCGCACCCCTGTTTTATTTAATTATTATTTTTATTCTCTATAGAGCAAAATTCATTTGCAAAATACAATAATATAGTCATTTTATTTTTGTTCCATTCCTCAGCACTTATACCTATATTTTCTGCGTGTTTTGCTACTATTTTTCTAAATTCAATATCCATTACTAGTTCTTCTCTTCTTTTAAATTCTTTTGTAATAAAATTTTTTGTTTCCATAATTTCTTTTAGTTTTAATTATTATGGTACAAAGATATTAAAAGTTTTTTAATAAACAAAATAAATTTAAACTTTTTTTTAAATTTTTTTGTAATTATACTTAAACAACCTTATTTGCTTATCTATTTTATAGATATTCTTGTTTTCTGTTTTACTTAAAACATTGTAACTTATCTCGAAATAATCTTTATATTTTTTTATAATTTTCCAATCATTACCAATGTTACCTATATAATAAACAGTATTAGCTGTTATACATCTATTAAATAAATATAAAACTTTATTTATACTATAGTGTAAAATTTTATTTATAAACTTATCCATTAATACCGATTAATTATAGTAGCCTTTCCCTCAGGTAACATATAAACATTTTTGCTTACATTTTGATTATTCCACATAGTAGTTTTAGGTGCTTTTATCCAAACAGGAGTAGGCATTATTATATTATCTAGCCAAAACATATAATTTCCCTTTGCATCATTAACAAAGTATATTTTTACATATTCCTCTAATTTCATTAAACTATTGTATTTATCTACTTCTAGCATTTTAGTTTCGTAATAATCATTTCTAAACTTCATTTCTATTACGCATTTAATACCTTTAGGAGTATATCCTATCGCATCGTAGCAATCAAATTCATTACTAGGTTGTAAGTCCCAACCGTCTAAATTAAGTACTCCTATGGTAGCTAATTCCCATTGTTTAATTTTATTTATCATCTAATTTTTGGCTTTGGGCTTTTTTCAAAAAATTCGTTTAATTCGTCTATCCACTTTTGTATAGCACTTCCTTTACACTTACATAGCTTTTTAAATTTATGATTAAAGTATTTAGCGTGTAACTCCATAACTAACATATATTCTGTATGGTCTATAGTGTTACTCGTTTTGCTAATAAAATCTAACCATTTAAAATAATCTTTACTTTCCATTTCTGAATATGTTATTTAAGGCTTCTTTTCTCTCATTACAGCCACAATCTATCCCTAGCCAATTACTAATACCTTTTACTATAAATCGTACTCCTGTGTACTTAAAAATACTTTCTAATATGTTACCCAATTTCATATATTACGCTTTTTATATCCTCTCCAAATTTGACTGCTATTATTTTACTTTCTATACCATTTGTGTATATACATTGTAAGTACGGCTCGTCTTGGTACATTCTTTTAACTTTTTTTAAATAAAATTTATCTATAGACTGTATCATTTTTCTTTAATTAGTTTTATAATAGTTATTTAATTATTTTACCTAATACATTAAAAATATTTTGTGAATTTTCTCCCCAATACATATCGCAAGTAAATTCATTATCTTTAATTTTAAAAGGTATATCTACAAACCACGATTGATATTCAGGCGTTTCTTTTGCTGTATATCTAATGCATTTTTCTTTAATAATACAATCAGTACCTTTGCATTTTGTTATATCCATTTGTCAAGTTTTTTATATTATTTACTTATTATTTTCTATCCATTCTTCTTGCAATTTTTCGTAATGCTCTATCTCTCTTTGTAAGTAGTCTAAAGCCTTTCTTAAGTCCTGAAGTTCGTTATCTTTTTTACCTGCTCTACAAATGTACTTTACTATATTTCCTCTGTTAAAATTTAGTTCATACATTTTACAAAATTCTATTATATCTATTCCGTCTGTTTTATAGTGTAGTGGTATCATATTAAATCTTGTATTTGTTTTTTAATTATCTTAACTGCATTTCGTAAACTCCAATAAGTAATTTTACTCTCTCTAGATAGTTCCGAAACTGATTTTTTTTCTATAAATATTTCCTCAAATATTCTTTTATAATATTCTAATTCGTGAGTGTTGCCCTCGTTATTGTTGTACCATTCATAAATAGCCTCTAACTCTTTATCCATATTTATTTCTATGTAGTCATCGTCTTGTAAGTCTATTTCTTCTATTTCTATAAAATCTATTTTCTTTTTACGGAGTTGGTCATAGTACAGGTTTTGTAAAGCGATATAAATAAAATAGTAGTTAATTTCGTCTTTATTGTACATTATATCTTTGTTGTGTCGTTGTAGATATTCATATACTTTTATATACATATCCTGTACTATATCCTCGCAGCATTCTCTACAGCCTAAACTGTAAAGGTACTTTAACCAAAGTTTGTGATTTTTACCTAACTCCTTTAACATTATAAACAAATTTTAATCGATACAAAGCCAAATATAATATCTATATCTGTATAGTTATCCTCTGCAGGTACATCGTTAAACTCGTAACTAGGTTTGTAAACTATAAACCCAAAGGCAAATCCTCTAACTAAATTAAAATATATTCTCATATCAGGCTTTCTAAATATCTTTTTCTATTAACTAAATTCTCATCGTTAGCACCTCTTTTAAGTAACCAACGTAGTTTTCCGTTTATTTCCTTTAGTTCCTCTTGTAGTTCTTGTCTGTGGTTTTCTATATTATTATCCATTTGTAATATCTTTTTGCTAAATCTTTTAAAATAAATTCTCTGTATGCTTTCTTTGCAAAATTCTTATCAGTACTTAAATAGTCCATTATAACATAATACCCTGTTAGGTTTCTTTTTCCTAACCAATAAGTACCGTTATATTCTATTAACTTATACTTCGTTCTGTATTTTCGTAAGATATTCGCTTTCATAGTTTTCGTTTATTAATTCCTGTAATTTTCTCGGTGTTTCCTTATAAAGTTTATACAACATCATTACTACTGAAGCATCGTAAATAGGCACATTAGCCATAGTACTAATAAATTTTTCATAAAAGTCATAAACCTCGCTAGTCTTTTCCTCTTTTTTGTCGTAGAATTTATCATAGTATTTACTCTCTATGCTTTCTAAAATTTTAATTGCATTGTTTATATGCTTCTTATCAGATTGTTTAAATACTTTATTAACTACTAAATCGTGTAACTGATTATTTAATATCTGTGCTGTCATTACGCTAGTTACTAACTTATGCGTGTAATATTCTTTTTTTTCTTGTTCTGTCATAACTAAAAAGGTGTGTTATTACTTTCTATTAATTTTAACAAACTTGTTCCTCCTATTTCATATCCTACATTATTTCTAATTGCTTTTAATTCTATAGGGTTATCAATGCTGTTCGGTCTTCCTCCTGTTTCTATTTCCTTAACCTTTCTTAAATACATATGCGATTTCATATAATCTGTAGGGTGGAAAATGTACCTGTGAATAACTATAAAATCATCGCATCTATTTACGTACTTTCCTCCTCCCTCTATATCAGAGCTATTTGGTGGTGTAGGGTGTCCTGCGTAATAGTGTCCGTCTCTGTGTACCTTTCTAGTAGCTTCTGTACTTGGGTGTGCACATATCCACATCGTTACTTTATTTGACTTGCAAAATATACGCATTTCACTCATAGCAAAATAATCGTAATCGTGAGTATTGCCTCCAATGTCTTTTAGTATTTTACCGTCTTTAGCTATTGAGTTATAAGGGTCTAATAATATTCCGTCATAGTCCCAAGCATCTTTTACAGCTTTACATAAATCTAATAACTCCTTATATGTATAAGTTCTGTCTATTGAGATAAATTTAAAATGTTCGTTTATCCAACTAACCTGCATATTAAATTCAAACTCATCAATTAAGTTTATAGGTGTTTCTGTTAAATACTCTACTAACTTTCTAATAGTTCCGTAAGTTTCATTTTCTGAAGTATATACCAACCATTTAATATCATATTTTTTAGAATAACATAACATTAAATATAAAATAAGTGAAGTCTTACCTACATTGGCGTGTCCTAGTATTACGTTTATATTTGTAGGTTTAAATCTAAAATACTCATCTATTTCGGGTATATCAAGTTTTAAACCCTCCTTAACGTTTCCTAGTCTTATATCTTTTAAGATTTTTAATTGTTCGTCTATTTCTACTAACATAGTTCTTTTAGTTTAAAAAAAGGGATAGCTTTTTACACTATCCCCTAGTTATTAAAATGGTAAATCGTCTGCTACTTTAGCTTCTCTATCAGGCATATGGCTACTTGCTGATACTTCTGCTTTTTTCTCTAATTTAGTTATCTTACCATAGTATTTTTCAGGGTCTTTTTTAGACTTCAAAATATCTACAGTTAACCAACCATTATTTTTTTCTATATAATCTTTTTGCTCGATTAAAAACTTACTAAACTCATTTACATTTATATGCAAATTTGTAACGATAAAATCGTGTTTAGCTTTCTTTGGTATCATACCATTTACTAAAATTGTCTCCATACTAGCTTAATATCCAATTTAACATTATTTCTGCATCACTAATAACATCTTCTATGCCTACTGTTCCTCTTTGAGCATTAAACTCTGCAGAAGCCTTAATACAAGTCTGTTTAATAATAGATAATTGAATATCTGCATTATTACTCTTTTGTGGTACATCTACCTTACCTAACAGCTTTCCTGTTTGATACTGTTCGTTTGTTATTTGATAGTTAATACTATCTCCAACATTTGCCTTAAAATCTCCTTTGCTTAAAAAAGTAATTACCTTTCCGTTAGCTAAAGTAACTTTTTGTTTGTTCATTCCGTTCCACTCTCCTGCAGGAGTGATAACTTTTACAATACTAGTTTCCATTGTTTAAATAATTATAATTATACGTTAATACTTCTAATGTAGCATCTCTATTCTCTAGTTTCTGCTTTAACATTAAATTTTCTAATTGTACTTTTTCAAGTGCTTTCTGTAGAGCATCTATTCTAAATAGCATATACTCTAAATGTTCGTTTCTAGTTTCCATAAAGTTTAATTTTATTTCACAAATATATAAACATTATTTTAATAAAAAAAATATTTTTTACTTTTTTTTCTAAAAAATTTTATTTATATATATTTTATAAGGGTTTAGACTGATTATATTATAGTTTTTTAAGGTTATATACTTAAAACTTTTAATATAAATATAGTTTTTAAAGTTATAACTATAAAAAAAAGGGTAGCTAAACTAATAACTACCCCTTTAACTAAAAGAAAACTTCTATTGCTAGAACGAAAGAACTACGACAAAGATAGTACTTTTTATTTAACTTCCAAATTATTTACTAAATTTTTATAATATTCTATCATTACTTCTAAATCAGCATCAGATAATTTTACTGTTTGTTTAGAAAGTATATGTAATTCCTCTGAAAGTTTATTACCTAATTTTAAACTAAATTCATATTGTTTTCCCTGACAATATCTATTGCAATATTTACATTGAGTATCAACGTTTCTTTCATCCCAACGTGTACTATTATTTCTTCTACTTATAAAATGTCCACAATCTTGATTTTTCCAATATTCAATTTTACCACAAGTTATACAAGTTGTATTTCCGTTTTTATCACTTCTACTTTTTCTAATATAAATACTAAATATACTATCTAGTTTTTTTATTAAACTACTTCTTTTATTTTTTTTAGACATATATAAATCTTTGAAGTTTACTTTTTCTACTAATTCTAGTTAATTCTGTATTTGGTCTAATATTTACAGCTTTACAACCTTTAACTAAACTATCATAAAATATTCCTGTATAAGTATCTAAACATAATTTTGAAAAATCAGGTGGAATACACTTAGGTTTAATACCTTTTCTTATTTTACTAAATTTTAATTTTGTTTCT